CGGTATGGATGGGGCTGGATTGCTCGCCGGATCGTCGAGACGCAGCTCTTGTCATCGGACAGCGAATCAATGAGCAAGAATTCTTTGTGAAGCTTCTTCGGACTTGGCACAACCCGATTTCACTTGATGACAAAGCCATCGCCAACGACATCGCGGATCACTTTGCAGAATATCCGGTCGAAGTGTTGGCATACAGCCGCCGTACTTCTTCAGCGATAGCGGCTAGACTTCAGCCAGCCGGAATCCCAATCGCCGACATAGACGGGGCTCTTTACGGTCAATCTTGCGACGAGTTATTGGGAGCGATTTCATCGAAGAGATTACGACACGGACAGCAGCCGGAATTGACGAAACAGATCCTTTCAGCTGCGAGGCTTCCATTCGGAGATGGCGGATGGACTATTGGGCGCAGAGCTTCACAATCGACTGTGTGTGCCACCGTGGCTTGTGCGCTTGTCACACACTACGCGACACGCCCACAGACGGATCTTGACATTATGATCGGCTAACGCTATTGGATCTCTAAAATTAGAGCATGGGTCTAAAAGATTTCTTTGTCACGGCTCCAACGCCTATTGCTGACATCAACATCGATGCAGCTCTCGCGCCTGTAAATTCTATCGATGCTCTCGGAGCTCCGTACTTTGCTTATGGACAAAGTGCAACACGATCCGAAGCGATGGGTGTACCCGTAATCGCTCGCGCTAGAGGAATAATCTGCTCAACCGTCGCCAGTTTGCCACTCGAGACAAAAGTCAAAGAAACAAATGAGACGGTTTATTCTCCACGCGTAATTCACCAACCGGATCCACGAATCACGGGTGCAGAATTTTGGGCGTGGATTGCAGAAGATTTGCTTTTTCGTCCGGCGGCTTATGCTCGCGTACTTTCAAGATATGCGGACACCGGAAGAATTCAAGCGATGGAAAGAATTGCACCGGAGCGCGTTGAAGTATTAACAAACGGACTCGGTACAGAAATCGATGCATATCGTGTTGATGGATATTCGATTGCTCCGGAAGATTTGGTTGTCTTTGGAAATATGCAGGAAGGGTTGCTTAATCGTGCTGGCCGTACAGTCCGATCCGCACACGCACTTGAAAAGGCGGCTTACGACTTCGCTTTGAATCCAATTCCACAGATTGTCTTGTCATCGAATGGCGTACAGCTTCCAAAGGATCGCGTTGCGTCTTTGATTAACGCTTTCAAGAATAAAGCTTCAAAAGCTGTCACATTTTTAAACGCAGACATCAAGATGGACACAATTGGATACGATCCAAAGAATTTGCAGATGAATGAAGCGAGACAATATCTCGCTTTGGAGCTTTGCCGTGCTATTGGATTACCGGCATGGTTCGCATCAGCTGATCCATCATCAATGACATATTCAAACGCAGTCAATCAGCGTCGCGATCTCATTGACTTTTCAATTCGTCCAATTTTGACAATCATCGAACAGCGAATGAGCTTGACGGATTTCACTCCGGCTTCTCAATATGTGCGTTATGACTTAGACGATTTCTTGCGTGGCAATCCTTACGAAAGAGCGCAAGTGTATGAAATTTTGAACCGCATCGGAGCGATGTCGGTCGAAGAAATCAGAGAAGAAGAGGACATCATCGGATGAAGCTCACAACACCAATGACAATCACAGCGGCAGATTCAGAGTCGCGAACCATCACCGGACGCATCGTGGCATTTGAAGAGCCAGCAAATGCATCAACTGGCAAGGTCGTCTTTGCAAAAGGATCTATTCAGCCAAAGGATGTGCTGCTTAATCTTGAGCACGACCGTACACGCCGAATTGCAAAGCCACTTTCAATCTCTCTTTCCGATGACCAAATGAGCATCAACGCCACATTTAAGGTCGCAAATACAACAGCCGGAAATGATGCACTTATTGAAGCAAGTGAAGGCTTGCGCGATGGCTTCTCAATTGAACTGGCTGTCGATGATTACATCAACGAAAAGGACGGCACCATGCGCGTTCTCGCTGGGGAATTGACCGGAGTCGCGCTCGTATCAGAGCCCGCTGTCCGTTCAGCTCGCGTCTCCGAAGTAGCGGCGACCGAAGGCGAAGAAGATTCTGAATCCACACCGGATGCAGAAGAAACACCAACAACAGAAGGAGACGAAGTGGAAAACACCGTCACAAACGCGGACACCGTCGAGACGGTAGAAGCCGCACAGTCAGTAACAGCGTCAGCAAAGTCTGTCGCTTATTCAAAGCCACGCATCGAAGTCACAGCTGCAAAGTATCTTGAAAACAAGATCATGGCAGCGATGGGCGACGAAAGTGCGCGTCAATATGTACTCGCAGCCGATAACACAACAGACAACGCTGGTCTTGTACCAACTCGTCAGCTTGCTGAAGTTATCAACGGACTTTCAACAACAGTTCGTCCATCAATCGATGCAATCTCACGCGGCACACTTCCAGATGCCGGTATGACTTTCGAGATTCCAAAAATCACAGTTGCTCCAGCAGTAGGCACAATTGCCGAAGATGGAGAATTTACAAATACAGATCAGAACTCTGCATTTGTTTCAGTTGATGTGAAGAAGTTCGCAGGGCAGCAAAAATTCTCAGTTGAATTGCTCCAGCGCACATCGCCACTTTTCTTCAATGAGCTTCTTTCAAATATGGTCGCGGCAATGGCTAAGCAACAGGACACATACACAAACAGCGTTCTTGTAGCAGGTGCGACAGCAGATGCAACAACCATCACAACATATCCAACAGCCGCAGAACTTCTTGCGTTTATTGGTCGCGGTGCTGCAAGCGTTTATGCTGCAACAGCTGGTCTTGCAAATCCATTTGCTCGCAACATTCTTGTGAACACTTCACAATGGTCAAATCTCATGGGTCTAAATGATTCAGGTCGTCCGATCTACAACGAAGTTACACAGCCAATGAACCAACCAGGAATTGCAACTCCAACATCACTTCGCGGTCGTGTTGCGGGTCTTGATCTCTTTGTTACAGCAAATACAGCTGCAACAACAGACACAGATGATTCAATCTTAATCATCAACCCTGATGCATACACATGGTACGAGTCACCTTCGTATCAGCTTCGTGCCGAATCAACAGCCGACGGATCCATTACTGTGGGCGTTTATTCGTTCGGCGCAGTCGCTACAAAAATTGGCGCTGGCGCATTTGGCGTAAATAAGGGCTAATCAGCCACATTAATCATGAACCGGTTCGCTCCCGAGCCGGTTCAGCAGAAGAAGGGAAGAGCTCATGTCGCTAGTCACTCCATCGCAGCTACGAGCTGTCTTGCAAGTGAGCTCTTCTCTTTATTCTGATGCTTATCTCGAAAAGGTAATTGACACAAGCGAGCTTGTAATCTTGCCGCTCCTTGTCTCTTACTCTTCAGCGGTTACAGAGCGCCGCATTCAATCAAATGTGGCAACCCTTGCAACCAACACTCCACACAATTACATCGTGGGATCGAGTGTTGTCGTCACAGGCGTGGACGCTACATTCAACGGCACTTACACAGTCACAGCTGTGGATGGCGAATACTTATTTTCTTACGCTAAGACAAACGCAAACATCAACACAAATGCGGTCATTCCTAACGGAGAGACTTATCTTTCAGGCAAGGATGCCGCGACAATCTACGCGAGCAATCCAGCCGTATATGAAGCTATCATTGTGGTATCGGTTGAAATCTTCCAATCAATTACAGCGGCGGGCGGACAAATTGAAGGCGTTGATTTCCAGCCTACTCCGTACCGCATGGGTCGATCACTTATGAATCGAGTCATTGGCATTCTAGGCAAATCACTTGATACCGGAGCGATGCTCGCATGACAGCTTCATCGATTGCCGTCAATATTCGTGGAGCATTAAAGACAGCCATTTCAAGCGTTGCCATCAATCCATACTTGTCATGGACATTCTGGCGGTTATTCCGTCGGGCTACACCGTGGGATCGGTGTCTAATCCAATCCCAATGACTCTTGCAAGCGGGTCGGACATTCTCGCTTGTGAGATCGACATCTCAACCCAATACACCCAAACAAACTAGGAGTAATTATGCCAACGACCGTCATCACCGGACGCGATCTAGTATTGACGATCGCTACCGTAAATTACGACGCACAAGCTACAACAGTTTCACTTGAAGCCGACCATGTCATCGAGACATATCAGACACTTGATGGTCGCGCATACAAAGCGATTGATGACAGCTGGACTCTCAATGTGGAAATGCTTGCAGACTGGGGAGCCGTCGGCTCTCTTTGCGAATCACTTTGGACAGCCACAGAATCAGCACCAAACACCACTCTTGCAGCTTCAATCACAGCTGTAACCGGAGCGGTCTTTGCTTGCAATAT